AGCCCCATTTCCGCTTGTGCTCAATGACCAAATCCTTCACGTAGAGGTGGCGTTCGCCATCGGCGGCGTGCTCCTTGATGTTCAGGAAGTAGGAGCCGTCGGCCGCCAGGATGGTCTGAATGTTGTCAGCTACTGCTCGGTACCATTCGACGTACTCTTCCGGCGCGACGGGTTTGAAACCGCTCGCCGGATCGTATTCCCGCTGCGTCGCATACGGCGGCGAGGTGACCACCAGGTGCGCCTTCGTTCCATCCAGCAGCCTTGCCACCGTCGCGGCATCCCGGCAATCCCCGCAGAGCAGCCTGTGCCGCCCGATCACCCAAACGTCACCGGACCGCGTGACCGGTTCGGCCGGCGCCTCGGGCAGTTCGTCTTCGCTGTCATCACCGGCTGTCGGTTCGAGCGGGGCTTCACCCACCAGAGCCTCAATCTCACGGTCGCTGAAACCCAGCAGGTCGAGATCGAATTCGGCCTCCTGCAGGTCCTTCAGTTCCAGGCTCAGCGCTTCGCTGTCCCATCCACCCAACTCCGTGAGCTTGTTGTCCGCGATGATGTAGGCCCGCTTCTGGGTCTCGCTCAGATGGTCCAGGACAATCACCGGAACCTCTGCCAAGCCAAGCTTGCGCGCCGCCATCAGCCGCCCGTGCCCGGCGATGATGCCGGCATTAGAGTCCACCAGGATGGGGGCGTTGAAACCGAACTCCACAATGCTCGCCGCGATCTGCGCCACCTGGCTCGCCGAATGCGTCCGCGCGTTGCGCTCGTATGGCACCAGCCGATCGACTGGCCACAACTCGATGCGATTCACCATCGAGGGACCCACGGGATCAACTGTTGAACGACGGGACCCAGATCCAGTAGGCAACGATCAAACCCTCACCCGCCGTGTTGGCGTCGATGTAGTAATCCGCGGGCCGCAACTCGCCAGTGGGCGAGTCGATCACAAACTCGTCGGCAACTCCGCCGCCCGCGCCGGTCGGCCAGAACTCCTTGATCACCCCGGTGCCGTTGGCCTTGTTCATTCCGGCGACGCCCACGAAGGCTCGCCCGACCTCGCCAATCACGGGTGCGAACCGCAAGCGGCTCACGCGAAGGGTCTGATCCGAGGTGAGCCGCACGGGTGTGCCGGGAGTTGGTACGGCGATCTTGCCAAACGACCGTGCCTGCAACGATGCTGAATCCGCCACGAAGAACCTCCACTCAAAAACCCGGGCGCCGGGAATCAAGCCACCGGCTTCTCAGAACCGTCCGACCAGCCCCGCGGCTGCCGCTCTCGCGAACGCCCGACTCGCCGGTCGGACGCAGAGCCGCAACTCGCTCTGCTTCCATGTCTACCCGCAAGCCCATCGAGACCAGGCCGCAGAGTGCAGCGTAGGAGTACACGCGGGCATCCAGTACTTCCGTCCGCACGCCCTTCTTCGGCCGCCACTCTCGCACCGGAACACCGCGCGAGTAGGACGTGACCAGCGTTTCCGAGAGGAGCTGGTCGAACCACTCCGTCGTGCGTTCCGCCGGGAAGTGGCAGAACCCCGGCGAGGGCTGCTCAATCTTCAACCGTCCGTAGATGACGCTCTTGGCGCTGTCGACGCCGACGATCCACATCGGCGTGCGATTGATTGTGTTCCGCGTCGGCTTCTTGGGCCATACCGGAAGATGCCCGGCCTTACCCTTCAGCGCGAAGATCCGCCGGTGATACCGGACGCGACAGAAGTCGTAAACCTGCTGGGTGTGAAACCCAGAATCAATCCCGGCCGCCGCGATCGGCAGCGAGATGCCGTACTCGTGCAACCACTGCCGGCCCAGATACTCGTCGAGGGCCCGCCACAACTCCGGAGCACTCGGGTCTCCCGGAAACACCCGGTACTCAATCGACCACGATTCCTCTCCCTTGCCCCAGCCGACCAACTCGACCTCGGCGCGATCCACCTGGAGGTCGACGCCGACGGTGAGCAGGCAAACTCCAGCGGGCAGCCGCGGGCCGTAATCTTCTCGGCGCGCCAGGAGCGTCGCAATATCAACGCTCGTCTCGGCCTCGTCATCCCACAGTTCACCGAGTGCCGTGTTGACGAACGCGCGCCAGGTCTCCGGGCCACCGTGCCGCGCTTCAACTCCCTCGATCGCGGTCTCCGGCCATTCCTTCCACGGCGAGTACAACTGGTTGATCCAGAAGCCGGCGATCTTCGACTTCGGATTCGCGGACCGCCACTCACCGTGCGCCAACATCCAGGGCTTGCGATAGGAGTCCAGCAGCCGCTCGCAGTGCGCGCATCGGTACTGCGCCTCTTCCGGATGATCCTTCGGCCAGATCAAGTTCGGCCAAACCAGTACCTGGAAGCCCTGGCACTCCGGACACGGGACCCAGAAGCTCGACTGGTTGCTTCGCAGCCACCAGGACTCGATCCGGCTGACGCCCTTGATGGTCGGCGTCGAGACCAGCAGGATCTTCCGGTTCCACCAGGTCGTCGAACGCTTGACCGCCAGGCTGATCGGATCGCCCTCGGTTCCGGCCGAAGGCGGGTAGCGGTCCACCTCATCGAGCAGCACGTACCGGATCGGCCGCATCGCGAGTCCCGCAGGACTGTTCGCCCCGGCGATGGTGATGCTGCCGCCCTGAAACCGCTTGTGCAGGATCCGGTTGTTCGAATCCCTGGTCCGGACGTCCGCCACCTTGCCCCGCAGGCACGGCGTATCGCGCAACATCGGGGCGAGCCTGTCTTTGCTCCACGACTCGCCGTCTTCTACGCGCGGCTGTACCACCAGCACGGGCCCCGGATCCTGGTCGATGACGTAGCCGACGAACGAGTTTAGGCACTCGGTCTTGCCGACCTGGCTCGACGACATGAACACAACCCGCTCGTACGGACTGTTCGGAGTCAGCGCGTCGAGGAGCGCCTTCTGATAGGGCGCCCGGTCGGTCCGCCACTCGCCGGCCTCGGCCGATGCCTCCGGCGACAGCCGCCGGTTCCGATCGGCCCACCCGGAGACGGTAAGGCGCGGCGGCGGTTCGAACGCGGCGATCACCTGGTCGACGCATTCTTCAAGAACGCTGATAGCGGATCTCCTCCTGGAGCGCCTTCAGGATCGCCACGATCTCTGCATCAAGCAGGTCGCGAACCTCTCGCGCGTCACTCAACGCCGCCAACTGCGGAGCCAACTTCGCCGGCAGCGCCAGCAACTTGTCCCGGATCTGCCGTGCCACCGTGTACCACTTGACCTTGACCTCGTCGGAGGGCAGGAACTTGCCGCTCTTGGTCTCGAACTCCAGCTTCCGCAGCCGCGCGCGAAAGACCATTTCCGCGGTTCGCGCCTGGGCGAAGTTGCCAGGCTGCGGCGCACCGCCAGCAAGATCGGACGCCACGCGCGGCGTCTGAGCCGCAGCGTGCTGCTCCGGCAACACCTGGTCAACAGGCTTGTCGTCCAGTACGGCGTCGCTGGCTGCGACGTCCACCAGCTTGCCGCGCATCACCAGGATTCCGCGCTTGGCTAACCGGTTGATGTGCGAGCGGTTTACGTTGCGGTGGCGCGCGTAATCGGCCTGGCTCATCAGGCCGGCAGAGGATTTCACCGTGTTGCCTTTTGTTGACCGCCGTTGACTGGTATTTTCCGCGTATCACTGGCCAAAGCGTGCCATCCGTCTACCCGCGGCCGTCAGGCCCCAGGAAGGACCCAGAAGCGCTACGGGCATCTATAAAAGTTTTAAAGACGCGCCAGTGGGCATAGTTCCTGGCGGGGATTTACGACAGGCGGTCGGATTCTGAATTGCCTGCGCTCCCATCAGACTGGCGACCGTGTTGGTCGCGTGCCCGCGCCACGAGGCTGGCGCCCTCTGAGTTCACGGGGATACCGTTCTGAACCAGCACCCGTACACGCCCGTATCGCTCACCGCGGCCGCCAGTGGCCCGAACTCCGCAGCAACTCCCATGTCGGGGGTGGTGGCCGCTGAATCTGGTGTGCTTGTACATCACAGTCCTCGCGCCACCAAGAACGTGTGTCGGCTGGCACCCTTGCGTCTACCGAAGCCCAGTGCCTTGCCCGGCATGATCATGGGCAGGTTCGCCAACTCAGTGAGACCGGCCATCCCAGTGTGCGCTGCTCGCTCATACCAGTACCGCGTAGCATCGACTGACTTCTGCGCGGAGCGGTGACGGTGGTCCGACTGGATGAAACGGATGGAGACCCCCGGTTCCGCCCACTCCGCCCGGCCCTGCGCCACAAAGCGCTTGGCGCGATTCGCCGAAGTGAATCTGCACTCGGAGACCGGATTTTCGATCCGGATGTTTTTGCGCATAGTTCTGGTGCAAATCCCAGGTGGGAGTGCGGGTATGCCCGCAAGGATCAACAGCTTTGGAGGAATCTATCGGAGGGTACGCCTTGCGCTCGCCTGTCGAACAGCGCCTTCAATGAATATATACGCGAAACGCCGGCAAAACGTCCGGTCGCGACTTACGATTTCTCACGGGAGGTGCGCCTGATCCACGGCTGGTCCACGTCCGGGTTGTAGAAGCGCAGCCGGTTCTCTCGCGGAGGTGGTCCTACGATCTCGATCGACTGGCGCGTGACTTCGCCGATGCGGTCCTGCATGCCCACGTAGCAGACCAGTCCGTGGTCGCCCATGAAGGGTCGCTTGTGATATCCCTCGTGCCGGTAGAGACGTTCAAGACTCCAGCCGAGATCGAGTGCCTGGTCCCGGATGGCGTCCACGAGCCGGATGGCTCGCTTGATCTTCTCGTCGTCGCGCGCGGGAGGTTCGGCACGGCGGTCTTCCGATTCGGCTCGCGGCGGCGCATAGGTTCTGGGTTCGAGGTTTCGGATTGCCGTCAAGACAGCCTGCGGCCCGAAGCGGTCCAGCGCCCATGCCTCGATCGCCTGGAAGCGGCCGCGCACCTCGTCGTAGGAGCCACGGTCGATGCGGCCTGCCTCCGCTGCTTCCTTTGCGAGTGTCAGCCTGCTCCGCAGCCAGGCGAAGTACTCGGGATCGAGGCGCCGGTAGGCCGTGTCGTTGACCTGGACGTCGCGGCAGAACGCCGACGGGGAGTCGGTCTTCCAGAAGCTCAGATCGGTCGCCACATAGAGGGCCTCGGCTGCGCCGGGACTTTTTGCGTACTGGGTTGCGAGGGGTAAGTGCATTGTTTTCTATTTTTTGCAGTTAAATCGTTTTTTGCGTACTCTATTCTTTTAAGAACTCTCAAGACCTCCTCTACTGCCATGTAATAAAAAGAAACTACTCAAGGGGGTCTTTACGAACTAAACGAAATTAACGTAAGAAACTGATTCCAAAGGTGTTTAGCGAAAACAAGAAGTACGAATTAAGTCCCCGCTCCCTCTGGTGAGACATCTTTCCAAACCGCAAACCACTTCTCGACAGGCCGGCCTCCCGTCCGCTCTCGTGCAAACCTGGCGAGCCCCGCGTTGGCCAGAACGATGAGCGCGCGTCCGATTTCGGTACCGCTCTTGTTGCGATCGAAGATCCCGCCGATCTCTGTCCGTGTCAGGCCGGACCGGCTGCCGCGGAGTGCCCGGAGGATCTCGTCGGCAGTCGGATCACCCAGGGCGTCGCCGAAGATATGCTTGGCCGAATCCTGGCAGTATCGCCACACCTCCAACGCGGCAACCAGGTGCTCCCACCGGATCTCCGGGGCACAGTCGAGAAGCGCGTAGATCAGGGAGAGGCGCAACACCTGGGCGGCACCACGGGCGACCACCGCACCGAAAAGACCGAACTGATCCTTGGTGAGTTCCCGATATGCGCCGGCATCGGGCATGATGTTGTGACCCCAGAGATCGGCCGCGTTCCCATCCCGCGAGACGGCCTCGAGGTTCTGCGCGTGATAGCAAACCCGCTGGAAGGCGTTCTGCAGCCCGGCGAAATCGACCGTCCACATGCGGCCGCCCTCCGGCAGGCACTTCGACCGCCGGGAGCACGCCCACAGGAAGCGGTTCGCGAGGCCGTTGTCCGCTTCGTTCGAGAGCATGCCCCGCAGCAGCTCCTCCTTCGTGATGTTGCCGATGATGCTGATGTGCGGGTTGGTGGAGCGCGCGGGGCTGTTCTTGGTCAAGGACGCCAGGAAATCGCGATCCCATGCATCGCGGAGGACAACCGAGAGCGTGTTGCCTTCGCGGCGCATCACCTGCAACGCGCCGAAGAACTCGGACTGCTTCACCAGGAGCCGTTTGTCGCTGACGCCTTCGTCGACGCAGACCTCCTGGAACTCGGCCTCCTGCGCGCGCTTCTTCACTCGTTCACGCTTGTGGATCGGGTCGCGGACCGCCCAGATCAGTCCCTCCCTGCTTGACAGGCCGGACTGGTTCGACCTGAGCCAGGTTTCATCCACACCACGGAAGAACATTTCCACCGGACCCTGCGCGCTCCCTTTCCGTCCGGCGGCGGTCGGGCCGACGCCCACGGCGAACAGATTGGTGTGGTGCTTGTCCCCGCCCGCCCAGACGAACGCGTTTCGTCCGATGACGTTGCCGGCGT